CGCCAGACAAAACGATGGCCTTCTCCCGGCTTTCCCGATTTGGGATGACGTTCAAACCTTTGACGGAAGACCGTGGAGAGGCATTGTTGATGTCGTATCTGGCGGCTTTCCCTGCCAGGACATCTCAAGCGCCGGGAAAGGGGCCGGAATCGAAGGAGAGCGCAGCGGAATGTGGAAGCACATGGCGCGGGTGGTTAGCGAAGTACGACCCAGATTCGTCTTCGTGGAGAACAGCCCAATGCTCATTCATCGAGGACTTGCCAGAGTCCTTGGAGACCTTGCCGCGCTCGGGTATGACTCGCGGTGGACTGTTATGGGAGCTGCCGATGTTGGAGCGCCGCACCAAAGAGACAGACTCTGGGTTGTGGCCCACTCCAACGGTATGCGGGAACTACAACCGTCCAGGAGTGAGCGCAAAGAGTGGAATGGGGCTGGCATCAGCGGTCAGACTTTGGCCGACACCAAATGCAGGAAGCCCGAACTGGGGTGGGACGATGCAGGAATGGGGCGGCTCAAAGAATTGGGTTCGCAAGGAGATGCCGGAACTGGCTGGTGGAGCATTGAACCCGATGTGGGTCGAGTGGCTGATGGGGTGGCCGCTAGGATGGACAGACTTAAAGCCATTGGAAATGGACAAGTCCCACTCTGTGCCGCAACAGCCTGGAGATATTTGAGTGAATTACTTTGAAGCCGTAAAACTTCTAAACGAGGTTAAAGATGGAGTCAATCACAGCACAGAGTCAATCACCTACGCCCTCTTCCTCACAGGAGACATTTCGGATGGAATGCGAGGCGAAACATTGGGTCAAGACATTCAACGCAATGAAAGCCGATCATGGTCTGATTACTGCCTCGGCGTGGTGGGGGCAAACAATCCGAGACATTGAAAAGAAGAGAGGCCCAAAAGCTGCCCAAGAACTCCGCGACGCAATGAATAGGTTGAAGAAATGACATTCATAGTTGTCTTTACCGTCGAAGGAATCCCTCAAGGCAAGGGAAGACCAAGGTTCCGAAGAGCTGGAAACTTCGTCCAAACTTACACCGACGCTAAGACAAAGAGCTATGAAGCAACCATAAAAGACGCATCTGCTCGCGCAATGGGGTCAGCAAGCCCCCTAGAAAGCCCTGTGAGCGTCGATCTCTACATCCGCATCAAATGTCCCAACTCGTTCTCCAAACGCCGTCAGAACGAGTGCTTTGAAGGAAGGGAGAGGCCGACGAAGAAGCCTGACATCGATAACATAATCAAGGCATATCTTGACGGAATGAATGGAATTGTATATTTGGACGATACACAAGTGGTCAGAGTATCCGCGAAGAAAGTTTACTCAATGGTTGCTGGTGTGGATGTTTGTGTAAGAGAGGAAATACTGTGAGTTATTCGATTCTTGAGCTGGAGATTATTCGTTGGGCCGAGCAAAGGCGCATTATTCCAAACAGCACAACCGAGAAACAGCTTCTCAAGTGCATGGAAGAACTTGGCGAATTAGTCTCCGCGACATTAAAAGGAAACCGCGAGGCTCAGATTGATGGGTTCGGTGATGTTCTTGTCACCTTGATCCTGGCGGCAGACCTGGCAGGGCTTGATCTGATTACCTGTCTGAACAGGGCATACGAAGAGATAAAAGATCGGAAAGGAACACTCCATGCAAATGGAATATTTGTCCGAGAGTGAGATATTCATCTCCATAGCGATCATCGCGGTACTCCTCAAGACGATAGAGAGACTCATCAAGTGAACGCCCACGCCGCCATCGACTTCATCATCAGGAACTCAGGAGACTACGCAAAGGCCAAGGCCCAGCGGGTGCTACTTGAGGAATGGAGGAAATCAAAGAAAGCTCTGCTTATGAAGGAGGCAATGCTCAAATTTGAGGCAGTCAACGCCCAAGAGAGGGAGGCGTACTCACATCCGGAGTATCAGGAGCTTCTGAAGGGGTTGGCGGCGGCGATAGAGGTCGAGGAAGACCTGAAATGGAAGCTGGAGGCCGCAAGGATGAGGACTGATGTCTGGCGCACAGAGCAAGCAACCGCTCGAGCAGAAGGACGGGCTACAGAATGATCCCGAAGCACACTTACATCAGAAGCCCCAAACTCCTTAGAGCAGTCGCGGAGTTGTCCTGTCAATGCTGTGGCCACCCGAATTCCCAAGCAGCTCACTCCAACTGGACTGGTGGGAAGGGGAAGGGAGTGAAAGCAGACGACAACCACATAGCCGCCTTATGCCTCAAGTGCCATTGGGAGATCGACCAGGGCAACAAGATGACCAAAGAGGAGAGGAAAGAGAAGTGGCTCGCTGCTCATCGAAGGACAGTCCAGGCTCTACAGGGTCAGGGAAAATGGCCTATTGACATTCCGATTCCCGATATAGAATTGTGATGCCCCTTAATCCGCAGTTGCCGGGGTGGGGCCATAGTGCCCCTTTTTTTCTGGAGCGATGATGAAAAAGAAGACTGTGGAAGAGATGCAAAAGTATCTCAATCAGAACAAGCGCAAGTACCATCAAACGAAGCCCATGAAGGCTTACAAGATGGCAGACGAGTTCGGCAAGGGCTATGAGGCCATTGAGATGCAGAAGGCGATGAAGAAGTGAAGTGCCCTATCGCCACCCAGGACACAGAGGTCAACCTCAAGAACCGTAACCACGCCTTCGAGGAGTACGGTTACGGCCCTGCGAATCCCGAAAAACCGGGTAATTTCTGGGACGAACGCGCAGAGGAATGGAACACCACTCCCGAGATCGCTCAGTCGATGAGGTGCGGGAACTGCGCTGCTTTCATTCAAACGCCCGAGATGATGGGTTGCATCACCGGAGGGATTCAGAAAGAAGAATCCGACGATGAGACCTATGCTCCCGAGGTTGTCGAGGCGGCTGATCTGGGTTACTGTGAACTGTTTGAGTTCAAGTGTGCGGCAGACCGAACCTGTAGCGCATGGCTCACTGGTGGCCCGATCACCAAGATGACTCAGAAGCGCAAGCAGATGCTTCAAATGGCCAAGTACAACGCACGAAAGGGCGAGTATGAAGACGAAAGCGGAGAAGAAAATCTCGAAGGTGATGACTGAGTACGGCAAGGGCAAGCTCAAGAGCAGCTCTGGCGGTAAGGTCACCAATCCCAAGCAGGCTATCGCCATCGCTCTTTCCGAAGCCAAAAGGAAAAAGAAATGAAGGGTCTCTACGCCAACATCCACGCCAAGCGTGAGCGCATCGAACGCCAGAAGGCCGCAGGCAAGACTCCTGAGCGGATGAGAAAGCCCGGAACCAAGGGAGCGCCGACTGCTGCTGCTTTCAAGGCTGCTGCTAAGACGGCAAAGAAATGATTAAGCGCGGCAAGGAGCAGTTCCAGGGCTATAACCAGCCCAAGCGAACGCCTAACCACCCAACAAAAAGCCACGCAGTCCTGGCAAAGAGTGGGGATGAGGTCAAGCTCATTAGATTCGGTCAGCGAGGCGTAAGCGGCTCCCCAAAGAGGGAAGGGGAGTCAGAAGCCGATAAAAGGCGCAGGGAATCCTTCAAAGCCAGACACGCCGAGAACATCCAAAAGGGAAAGATGAGCGCAGCGTACTGGGCGAACAAGGTTAAATGGTAAGATTTCTTACGCAACCGTAAACTTTTTTACCCCGATGGCCCGAAAGGAGTCGGATTGAACATCGAAAAGATCGACATCTCCGTGCTGATCCCATACGCACGGAACGCAAGAACCCACAGCGACGAGCAGATCGCACAGATCGCCGGAAGCATAAAAGAGTTTGGGTTCAACAACCCCGTCCTGATCGACAAGGACAACGGGGTTATGGCGGGGCATGGGAGACTGGCTGCGGCAAGGAAGCTGGGCCTCAAGGAAGTCCCCTGCATCCGTCTAGAGCATCTCACCGAGACCCAGAGGAAAGCCTACATCCTGGCAGATAACAAAATTGCCATGAACTCCACATGGGATCGAGACCTTCTGAAGCTAGAACTAGAAGAACTCCATCAAGATGATTTCAAGATGGAGCTGGTTGGTTTTGATGCCAATGAGCTTGCGATAGCAATGGGATTAGGTGCTGACTTTGAGCCTGGTACAGAAGAGGATCAGGGAAAGTTGGATGAAAAGTCTCCCACCATCTGCCCAGCCTGCGGTCATGAGTTCCATAAGTAAGCCAATCCTCAAGATTGACTGGGCTACCCATGAGGCGGCTAAGTATGCTTGCGAGAATTGGCATTACAGCAAATGCATACCAAAAAGCAAATTGGTGAAGATTGGAGTGTGGGAAAACCAAAAATTTGTGGGTGTTGTAATTTTTGGGTATGGCGCTACTGCCTCTCTTGGAGCACCATATGGTCTTGGAATGCAAGAGTGTTGCGAATTAGTAAGGGTTGCTTTGACTTCACACGCATCAGCCGTTTCAAAAATATTGTCAATAGCAATTAAATTTTTCAAACAAAAATGTCCTGGAATTAAGTTAATCGTAAGTTTTGCAGATACAACGCAAGGACATCATGGCGGAATATATCAAGCAACAAATTGGACTTACACGGGTTTGACAGCATCAACAACCGTTTACAGAGACCCAACTGGCAAGCTATGGCACGGCAGGAGAGCAAGCAAAACGCCAAATAAACAAAAACAGTTAGTTACAAAAGATTGGATAGAAGAAAAACAACCAGGAAAACATCGTTATTTATTGCCATTAGATGAACAAATTAGAGCTAAGATAGCTCATCTCTCTAAGCCTTATCCAAAGCGTGTGAAAGGGCAGGACTCAGGGTTCCCCCCTGGGCTGGGCGGCTCGACTCCGACCCACACGCTCCAACTTTCGGGGTTACAAAATGCCTAAGACCACCGGGCAGGGTGTTGCCCATAATCCAACTGAGGAAACCAAGAAGGTTGTCAAGATGCTGAGTGCAGTAGGTACTCGGTATGAGGACATCGCTGCCAAGCTAGAAATCACCGACGACACCCTTCGCAAGCATTACAGGAAAGAACTAGACGAGGGCCGGATTGAGGCCAATGCTTCTGTGGCGCAGACTTTGTATCAGCAAGCCAAGAATGGAAACACCACGGCGGCCATCTTCTGGCTCAAGACCCGCGCCCAATGGCGGGAGAATGACCGACTCGAGGTGACGGGGGCAAATGGCAACCCGCTGGAGATGGTGATCTCATGGGCAAACGAGAAATCGTAATCCCGTACTCTCCTCGAGAGCCACAACTCGCCATCCATCAGATGATGCGGGACAACCGCTTTGGGGTGGTGGTGGCTCACCGACG